CGATTGGCGATGGCCGTCCATCCCGTCCAGGGCGGCGGGGCCAGCCCGCTCTCGTCCGGTGACTCCGCGAGGATGTACTGGCGCAGGTTCCAGGCGTGCGCGCGCCCGAAGCGGTATTGCTCCTGCGAGGGAACGCCGTTGCCGAAGCTCGGCGGACGCAGGAAGGCCCAGCGGTTGCGCAGCGAGGCGGCGCCCCACTGCGTCGCCACGAAGCCGTTCCCCGGGCCGCCCACCGTCTGCGCCTCGGGAATGATGCGCGTGCCGAAGGCAAGCTGGTCGATGCCGGCCGGTAGCAGGAAGCGCGTGCCGCCCACCCGCGCGAGCGGGAACGTGAGCGGCGAGAAGCCGGCGGGCGCGATCTCCCGGGGCGAGCGGCTGACCCAGGCCGCGCCGAGGCTCGGAGGCGCGATGCCGGACTGCAGCAGCAGGCGGCGCACGCCGTGCGTGACGCTCGCCGTGCCGTAGCGCGCCATGCTGAACCCGCCCGGCGTCACGTAGCGCGTGCGCAGGTAGATCCATGCCGAGGTGGGCACCTGGCCCGTCGGGGCGGGGATGGCCGCGACGTACAGCCAGCGGTTGCGGTTGATGATCGTCGGCGCGCCGACGGCCAGCGCCGACCAACTTCCCGGCGAAGCGAAGAACTGCCCAAGCCGGACAACGGTTCCAAGTCCGAAGCCAGAGCCGTCGAAGCCCGCCGGTCGCACGTCCTCACCGGCGCCCCCATCTGCGACCACCGGCGCGGGCATGCTGCCGAGCACATCGACGCGCGAGCCATCCAGCGACGGCGGCGCCTGCGCGAACAACGTCGCGTCGATCTGGTCGCCGGCTACCCGGCGATGTTCAGGAGAAATTCCTTGTGGAGCCAGATACTGGGACCACAACCAGACGCTGCCGCCACCTGGAACCTGCAGCAGTTCGAACGACTCAGGCGCGAGGGTGCGGACCCGAAATGCTGCGAAGGGGGTTCCGACGCTGGCCTCATCCTGGCCAGATGGCCCAACGGGCTGGGTGCCTCCCGCTCCGAGAACTACGCCGATGTCATCGCCGGCGGGTGGCGAGTACCCGGCCAACAGGATGGCCTGGACATCATCGCCGGCCGGCGGCGTATACATGGTTCGCCCCTATACAGGGACCGGCGACACTGGCCCGTGCGTCACCGGCTGGTATCCACTGTCACCCACGAGCACCACCTCGTACTGCCCGTCGGGCACAACCATCTCCCACTCTCCGGTGATGTTGTTGGGCGTCACGTCGCGCGTGACGTGCCCACCGCACGCATCAAGGGTCGCGGCATGGTCGTACCAGGGACGAATACGCGCCGCCTTGCCAGCCGAGCCATCGCTATGGACCACCGTGCCAGCCAGCCGCTTCTGCGCGCTGAACGCCGTGTAGAGATCCGCGCAGTCGCTGTCGCTCAGCCCAGTCGTATAGAGCCCTGCGTACTGCACCGGCAACTCTGGAAAGTCTTGCGCGCTCGTTCCGGTGGATTCAGCGCCGATGACGATGTGCACTGTCGTGGCCGCGTACTGAATGGGGTAGATGGCTCCAGCGTCATAGACGCCAACGGTCACTCCGTTGACGTGCAATTTGGTGTAGCGCCCGTCGCAAGTGGCGATGATGAGGTTGTTGGTGGCCTGCAGCACGCTGGCATCCACCGAGACGGTAGAGTAGGCGCCGTTCTGGCGGACGAAGGCGGACAGCTTCACCGGACTGCCGGCCGTCAACTCGATGTTCCACCCGCCGCTCTGGGTACACGAGAAGAGGCCCGCCTGCCGCGAGTACGTTGGTTTGTCGCAGCAGAGCAGCATCGTCAGCGCGCCGGTCGGGCGCAGGGGCCCGCCGGTAGCCGTCGTGTTCACAGGCACCATCCACGCGCACGATGAACCGAAGTTGCCACCGGCATTGGACCCGAAGAGTGTCCCCGAGCCGTAGTCACCATCGGAGGGAACGATGGTCGTTGGCAAGGCGCTGGGGGTGCCGCCGCCGACGATCTGGCCTCCTACACCGTTCCCCGACAGATCCAGACCCATGCGGCCCAAACCGGACCGGAAGTCCAGCAAGAACGAAGGCGAGTGAGACAGCGCCAGTTCGACAAAGCTCGCCACGACCTACCTCTTCGCTTCGCCCATCGGCGTCTCGTCCGGCCAATAGCCCTTGGCCGCGTGCCACTCCGCATACTCCGCATACACGTCATCGCCCGCGCCCAGCCGGCGCACCACGTCCCGCGCGTGCTCGGCCGAGTCACGGCCGCCGGGGTGCTCCGAGCGCAGGCGCTCGGCCGCCCACATTTGAAACGGCGGCAAGTTGGCCAGGCGTTCCCAGTCGCGGCGCGCGGGCGTGAGCGCGATGGGCGCGGGCTCGATGCCGGCCACGGCCACACGGATCGGCGGCGGCTTGATGGCGTCCTCTGCCACGGGCGTGCCTCCGGCTTCCGTCACACGCGGAAGATCTTGTTGGTGCCGTTGTCCCAGGTGACGATGATGTCGCCGCCGTTGGGCGTGATCGGCAGGCCGGTGGCCGTGTCGATGTAGGCGATGAGCGGGCTGGTGCTCTCGGTGCCCGTGTCCGCATAGATGACGATGGCCTCGATGCTGGCGCCGGAGACGCTGGGGAACGTCACATCCGCGCCGTCGGCCGCGCCGCCGGTTGTGGTCTTCGAGGTGAGCGTCACCGGGCCGGCGATGCGCGCCGAGCCCGAGATGTCGGACAGGTACTGGTGCACGCCGGTCTGCACGGTGTAGGCGCCGGCATCCACCAGCAGCACCTTGATGGTGTCGGTCAGCCAGTTGAACTGGCCTTCCAGGAAGCGCTGGCGGGCGGCGTCGTAGAGGGTGTTTGCCATGGTTGGCCTCTGCTTTCGTTACGGAAGGATGGCGGCGTTGTGGTGCGTCACGTCCACGCGCGTGATGCGGCGCAGGTCGCTGTCCGGCATGGGCCCGAAGTAGGCGGAGAAGCCCTGCTCCGCGCGGTCCGCGCGCTGCTGGTCGAACGCCTCGGTGTCGGGGATGGAGAAGGCCTTGTGCAGCGCCCAGAGGACCAGGTGCTCGTGGTGGGCGGCGTGGATCTCGGGCGCGTCGTGCGGCGAGCTGGGTGGCGAACCGGCCGGGAGCACCATGGGCTGCAGCGGCAGCCGGTAGCACTCCAGCGCCAGCGTGTCCCCCGCCTCGAAGCCACCGACCACCCGCAGGGTGGTGTCGTCCTGGATGGCGAAGCACGCCGGGTTGGTGTCCTCGCGCCAGCCGGGGCGCTCAGCGTCGAGCCACTCGCGCGACACCAGATGCAGCTGCCGCGGCCGGTCGCCGTTGCCCGGCAAGAGACGCAGGACGATGATCTCGACCACGGCCGTGTGCAGCGGGTAGGTGTTCTGGCCGGCCGTCAGCGCGACCCGGCAGACATCCTCGTCCGCATCCTCGCGCAGTAGGCGCCCGCGCACCGCGGCCTGGGCCTCGGCGTCGTTGAGCCAGTCCACGAGGTCCGCGTCCTGCCAGAAGTAGGGCTGCGCCTGGTCGTTCGCCAGGACGCGGAAGCGGCGGATGAGGGCCTGCAGGTTCATGGAGCGCCGAACTGGTCGATGAGGCCCTTGACCTGATCGCGCATCTTGGCTTCACCCACATTGCCCACGAAGGCGTGCCCGAACTTCTCCTTGGCGTAGTCGCGCAGCGCCTGCTTGTCCATCTTGTCGATCTGCTGGTGCAGTTCGAAGCGGGCGTTCTCCTTGGCGCGGCGCTCCTCCTCGGCCTTCTTGGCGGACTCCAGCTTCTCGGCCGTGTCGTCCTTCTGGCCGGCGGGCTTCTCGGCTGCCTTCTTGGGCTTGGCCGTGTCGTCCTTCTGGCCGGCGGGCTTCTCGGCTGCCTTCTTGGGCTTGGCCGTGTCGTCCTTCTGGCCGGCGGGCTGGAAGACATCCTGGTGCCGCAGGAACTTCGCCGCCAGGTCGGCCGGCACCTCGCGGGTTTGGCCCGGATCGAAGGTCAGGCGCGAGCGGTAGATGCGGTCAACGAAGGGCGCCTCCGCGCCGGTGTACGTCACGCTGACGGTCTGGGTGGTTGCCATGGTGTGGTCCTCGTGGATGTAGGAAAGGGGCAGAGCCGATGGCCCTGCCCCGTCGCGCATCAGGCGATGCGGTTACTTCGGGCCCAGGCGCTCGCCGTGCACGATCACGTCGATGCGCGATGCCTTCGCATTGGCCGCGCCGGCGATGGTCAGCACGAGGAAGGCGTCCTTGTCCAGCTTCACGGGCGCCTTGGCGGTGGCAGCGCGCAGGCGCGCAGCGGTGGCCAGGTCCAGGCCGGCGCCGAAGTAGGCGGCGTCCTGCGGCACATCGGTGCTGTCCACGCCGTCGGCGTACTTGAAGCCCAGCGAGCCGGTGACGCTGGCCGTCATGCCGGTGGACACGATGACCTGGGCGTCCTCCAGCACGAAGCCTGCGGGCAGCTTCTCGAGCACGACCACATCGCCGATGGCCAAGGCCGTGGCGCTGTCCGCGTTCTTCGCGCCGCCGTTGGCGGCCGTTTCGAGGGTCGCGCGCAGCGTGGTGAGGTTGCCGTAGGGGGTGAAGCCGCCGAACTGCTGCAGGCCCAGCCCCAGTTTCTTGATGGTTGCCATGTTGGCCTCCTATGTGTGTGGGAAGGTGGGGACGGAGGCCGGCCGCAGCCGACCTCCGCGTGGGACATCAGCCGCGCGGCTTGATGATCGGCACCGCGGTGTCGAGCACCGTCACGCCGTGGTCGGTGAATTGAACCGCGTCGCCGTGGTCCACCGCGAAGCGGACCTTCGACATGCCCAGGATCGCGCCGATCAGGATTTCCATCTTGTCGCCGTGATCGCCCTTCTCCTCGCTCCAGAAGAACGGGATGCCGCTGTGCTCGGACCGGCCGAAGGCCTGCGCAAGCGCCTGGCCGCCCAGCAGCAGCGCGCGGTCCACCGCGAAGGTGGTGCCGAACGATGCGGGCACGGTCAGCGCGGTTTCGGCCTCGCTGTCGTAGGCGGCGCAGTAGCGCAGTTCGTCGCCCGCGTAGAAGCGGATCGGCTTCGGCATCTTCACGATGAGGATGCCGTTCCACAGGCCCACGTCGCCGAGGAACAGCGGGTGGTCCTTCGCCAGCCGGGCGCGCGCGTAGGCGTTGGCCTGGAAGCTGCGGAAGTCCGGGTTGGTGGCGAAGCCGCTGTACTGGGCCGGCGACACCAGCGCCACGCGGATGGGGCTGTCGGTGGCGGCCAGGTCGCCCTCGAACTCCACCGGGGGCGGCGGCAGCGGGATCTGGTCCATCCACGAGCGCAGCGAGTCCACCACGTCCATGCTGAACAGGTCGGTGCTGGCGATGGTCAGTTCGCCCGCGTTGGCCTTCACCTCGGACACCGCGCCGCCGCCGGCCACCAGGTGGCGGTTGCGGGTCGGCGCCTTCACGCGGTTGACCATGATGGCGCTGAACTTCGGGTGCGCCGCCAGCGGCACGCGCCACTCGATCTTGTTGTCGTGGAAGCCGCGCGCGCCGGCCAGGTGAACGAGGATCGACTGGTCGATGTAGTCGTTCATCAGCTGCTGGGCCTTCGGGCGGCCCAGGCGGCGCAGGTCGTAGGGGCTGCGGATCTGGGTCATGGTGTTGCCCATGTCCACCGGGAAGCGCGCCTGGTTCACGCGCAGGCGGTCCTCGGAGAAGGACATGCCCACGCCCTTGCCCTCGGCGTACTCGCTGCCCATGATCGGGTAGCCGCTGATCGGGTTGTCGAGGTGGAAGGTCACCTCGTCGCCCTTGTTCTTCGTCAGGTCTTCGGCGCGCACGATGGGCATGGTCGGCTTCGACTGCCGCTTGGCGCCCGCGATGGCGTTCTCGATGGTGGGCATCTTGCCCGTCAGCCGGTTCAGCGTCGTGTTGCGCTGCATGCAGGTGTGGAACACACCCACTGCCTGCTGGATCATGGCGCCGGCGGCGCCAGACGGCACGTTGGTTTTGCTTTCAGCCACGATGGCCTCCTTCAATGGGATCGGCCTCGCCTCCCGGCGATGCCCGTTGCAGTCACATCTGCTTGTTCAAGAAGGCCTCGATCTGCGCCGGCGACATGTTTTCCATGGCCGCGTACAGTTCGACGCCGTTGTCCAAGCTCGCCATGCGCTCATGCGGGCTGAGCCCATCCGCGCGCCCGCCGGGGATCTCCGACAGGCTTGCGGGGGGCTCGATCCGCGCGGCAGCAGCGGCGGCCTTCGCCGCGGCACCCTTGTCGGGAGCCGCGGCCGGGGGAACTTCCTTGCCGGTCGCCTTCGCAAATGCGTCGAAGACTTCAACGATCTGCTCGGCGGTACCGCCCTTCTCCTGGTCGAACAGTTGCCAGTAAGCGTTGCGCACCGCGCTCGGGTGCGCATCGACCCAGGCCTTGAACTCCGTGCTCTGCACGATGCTGTCGGCGTTGGGGTGCGCCTTGTAGATGGCGTCGTAGTGGGCCGTCGCCGCGTCCTGCTGGTGCTTGGCCTGCAGGGGCGCGACGGCCTTGCCGACCTGCGCCTCCACCTGCTGCTGCACCAGCTTTGCGATGCCGGCCGCCAGCGCCTCCTCCGAGAAGTCGCCGAACAGGCCCGGGTCCGTTCCCTTCTCGATGGCCGCCTCGGCGGCGGCCACCATGTTGTCGGTCTTGGTCGGAGCCTGGCCTGCATCCGCTCGGGCCTGGGCTTGCGCCTGCAGCTCGCTCAACTGGCGTTGAGCGGCTTCTGCCTGCGCCTTCCAGTGCTGCTCGCCCTGTCGGGCCTTCTCCAGCCGCTCGTAGGGGATGGTGTGAACACCATCCTTGGCCAGCACCACAGCCTTGGACGGGTCGATGCCCGTCTCGTCGTCCGTGGCGCCCGCCTTGTCCGCGCCGCTGGCGTCGTCCTTGTTGGGGCTCGCAGCCTGGGGCTGCTCTTCCTGTTTCGGGGTGGCAGTCGCGGCGCTCTTGTCTACCGTCGCAGTGGTGGTCGTGGGCTCGCCACCGGGTTCCGGCGTGGGGGTGCCGGTATCGCCCTTCTCCGCCAAGGCCAGCGCCTGGGCAGCCTGCTCCGGCGTCAGCGCGCCGTCGATGCTGTCAAAGAAGTTCTCGGTCGTTGCCGTCATGCTCGTCCGCCACATATCGCCGTGGCCGCAGGGGACATCCGCATTCGGGGCACTGGGCGGGGCCGAAGCCCCACCCGGTACACCTCCAGCAGTGGGATATGCCTCGCGCTCTTTCGAGGGAGGCGCCGGCTCTCACGAGCGGGCTACTTCACGTTCGGCTTTCGCCTTGCGCTTGGGCAGCGACTGTGCCGGTCGCGCGCGTGCGAGAGAAACCCTACAGGGGGTGCCAATGAAAAAGCCGCCTCAGGGGCGGCTTCTTCGGGCTCGGCGGGACCGTCAGGCCGACGGACACATGCGCCAGGTGGGCGAGATCCGCGGGCGCTCGCGCTTCGCCAGCCGCAGCACGAAAGCCTTGGCCGCGACGAATGCCACGCGCGGCCGGAAGGCGCTGGGTTCGCTGGTGAACTTCGCCAACACGGGCTCGATGCGCTCCCACGCCCAGCTGCAGACGGCGTGCACGACGGTCACGGCCGAGTGGTAGGCGGTGGAGGCGGCGGCCACGGCCGCGAGGCACACGGCGGTTGCGAGGGCGAAGCTGCGGTGGAAGGGTTTCATCATCAGCACCTTTCAAGAGGACAGGGGTTGGGGAGCATGCATTGCACCGGCAGGCCGGCGGCGAGCAAACCCCTACGGGGGGATCGATTCCTTGGCCGGCTTCTCCGGCTCCTGCCGCGGCTGGGCGGCACGCGCGAAGTGCGCCAGGTCGCGCAGCACCTCGGCCAAGTCCCGCACGTCCACCTGCACGCTGGGCAGGTGGCGCGCAGTGGCCGAGGCCACCAGGTCCGCCAGGCGCGCGCGGGCGGTCACTGGCAGGACTCGCAGGCCACCTCGCCGCCCAAGTTGCCGGGCTTTCCCAGGAGGAAGTCGTCGCTCTGGGTGGCGATCTCGTGCAGCGCATCGCGCAGCCGAAAGCCCAGCAGCGGCCAGAGCTTGCCCAGCGCGTGGTCGCGCGCCAGGCGGCGGCCGATGGCCGGGTCGAAGTTGTCCGGGCTGGCGCACGCCGACTCGCCGGTGACGGTGAACCCGTTGTTCAGCACCAGCACGCAGAAGGTCAGCAGGCCGAGGGGCTGCGGCGCAGCATTCGCCTGCTCGTAGATGCTTGGCGGCACGCCATCGGCTGCCAGCATGCCCAGCACGCCCTCGCGGGCCGTGAAGTAGTGCTCGCTGGCGACTTCGGCCTCCAGGTCCAGCGGCGTGACGCGCGGCGCCACCGCCTTGGCGGCCAGTTCCTGCTCGGTGACGGGCGCCTGGGCGGCCTGGGCCTTGAAGTGCACCACGTCCTCGTTGCGGTGGTCGTCGCGCACGGGAAGGCCGATCAGCGGCGCCGTGCCGCCGTCCTTCTCCAGCAGCGCATCCAGGGCCTGGCGCACCTCGGCGCCGATCTTGGCGCCGCCGTAGCCCTGCTCCGCCACGCGGCCGGCCATGGCATGCACGGCGGCCTGCTCCAGATCCTGGCGGAAGGTGCGCGGGACGTAGCTCTGCGCCGTCTGCTGGTTCGCCTCCGACTCCTGTTTGGCTGCCTGACCCTTCTGGAAGGGCATCCAGCCGCAGAAGGCATGGTCGGGGGCCACGTCGCCATCCTGGATCAGCGGCACGCTCGTGCGGCTGTGCGGCGTGCCGTTGGCGTCGAACACGGTCAGGTTGAGCATGCTGTCGCTCCAGACGTGGGCGATGATGGCCGCGTAGGGCCCGCCGCCGCCCGCGTGGCGCACGAAGCCGGCCTCACCGGTGTGCTCGGACGGGTAGAACCAGAGGACGCGACCGACGGTGGGCGGAATGATGGGGTTGGGCATAGACGCTCCTGAAAGCAAAGGCCCTGTGGTCTGGCATCCCGAGGTTGCGGCCATCCCCTTCCGGGGCGGGATGCCAGAGCACAGGGCTCTGTTGAAGGTCTTGGCCGCAACGCGCTGACGGGTGGATCGTCAGCGCGCGCAGCCCGGGCGCCGAGCCCTACAGGGGGTCAGGCAGGCGCCTGCTCCAGGTTGTCCGAGGTGCGGGCCGTCTCGATGCCCTGCCCGCCGTCGCCGGCCTGCGCGGCGCGCGGCGGGAAGGTCGGGCTGGTGTTCTCGCGCACCGCCGGTGCGGCGCCGGCCTCTTCCTCCGCGGCAGCCGCCGGCTGCGCCGGGCCCTGGCCCTGGATGTACGGGCTCTTGATGTTCATGGCCGCGGTCTGCGCCGGCGTGGGGAAGTTCGGATCGTCGCCACCTGGGTTCGGCCGCTGGTAGCCAGCGCCCTGCATGATGGCGTCGGCGATGGGCGCGATCATGGGCATCTGCGCCACCTGCGCGCCGCCCTGCATGGCCGCGAAGGCTGCCTGCACGCCGACCTGTACCGCGTCCGCCATGATCTTGCGGATCTCCGCCTCGGTCTTGCGCTCCTTCATGTCCAGCTCGCGGGCCTTGAGGTCGTTGCCGGCCTTGGCCAGCGCGTCCGCCACCGCCTGCTGGATACGCTGCTCGACCTGCTCCGGCGTCTCCTGGGCGCCAGCGGTGCGCAGGGCCTCGACCAGTTGCCGCTTGAACGGAACATCCATGAGGCTGGCGAGGAACGGCATGGCCGCGGCCTGGTACTGCTCCGGCAGGCTCTTGACGGCCTCGGTCATCGAGTTGAGCTGCTGGGCGCGGAAGCTGCTGGTGCTGGGCACGTCCTCCAGCGCGACCATGAGGCGGGTGCGCTGCACGTCGTTCGACAGGTACGGGATGCCCGTCACCGGGTCCGTCTCGGGCTTGTTGATGACCACCGTGCGGTCGGCCGTCACCGCATCGCCCTCGATGATGATGACGTGCTGCTCGCGGCCCATGTCCTGCACGATCATGCTCATGAGCAACTCGCCGACCTGGGTGCGGCCGCGGCGGAAGTTGCCCATCATGTGGGCGAGCGACTGGTTGGCCTGCTCCACCTGGGTCTGCTCCTGCACGCCGCTGGTGGCGGTGCCGCGCCGGCCGGAGAAGGCGCCAGCGGCGGCCGGGTTGACGCGCTCGATGGCGCGCCGGGCGTTCTCCAGCATTTCCAGCTGCTGTGCGTTCATCTGGAAGTCGCGCTTGACCTCGAAACGCGCGCCGGGCTGCGCCATGTGCGCCGCGTCCAGCACGATGTCGGCGTCCAGGCGGCCCACCGTGCGGCGGAACACTGCATCCTCCATCGCGACAGCGCCCTTCGTGCGCTCGGTGCGCACCGCGCTCATGCCCCAGCGCAGCCGCGCCGTGCCGCTGTTCAGGGTGTCCTGCTGGTAGAGCATGTTCCGCACGTAGCCGAACGGCACGCCGGTTCCGTCCTCGCGGAAGCCCCAGAACGGCACGTAGGGGAAGAAGCGGTGCGCATAGGGCGTCGGGCCGTCGAACAGGCAGTGCGGGCCGAGCCAGTAGCTCCGGCGCACCTTCGACGCCACGGCGCGCATGAACTGCACCCGGCGCTGCGCCACCGCGAAGAGGTGGGCCGGGTTGCTCTGGTCGAACTCGACCACCCGGCCGTCGGGGCTCTTGAGCACCAGCACATCCGACCAGCGGCGGTACCAAAGCTCGGAGGCGCACACTTCCTTGTTCATCGGGTTGAACCACCGATCCTCCATGCGGGTCCACTCGCGCGCCACGTCCCACGCCCGGTTCAGGCCCGTGCTGCCGCCGCCGTGCTGCGTCTCGTCGTACTCTGCCCACCAGTTGATGCCGGCCTTGCCGAAGCGCCGGATCAGTTCCTTGTGCTGGGGGAACACGCGCACCAGGCGCGAGGGGTGCATCCACCGCTGGCGGCGCAGCCACGCGCAGTCGCTCAGGTCGGGCTTGCAGTCCCAGGACCAGTGGATTTCGTTGCGGTGCACCACGTTGCACTGGTACGGGTAGGCGAAGGGATCGGAGGCACGGCTGACCTCTACCCAGCCGATACCCACGGCGATCTGCGGGTAGAAGGCGCCGCTGCATGCGTCGTCCGCCTTGCTCTGGCGCTCCGCCTCGTTGAGCTTGAAGTTGATGGCGTCGGCCACGTCCTGGCCGCCCGGCTGCCCGTTCGGCGTCACGCGCCAGTCGGTGCGCGTGGCCTCCTCGTAGCCGCGGATGCCCTCGAGCGCCGCCGCGATCAGGTTCTCCATGGCCGGCGGGATGCCCAGCGCCTTCTGCGCGCGCAGCAAATCGGTGTCCAGCTGGTTCCCGTCGGCGTAGTCCATTTCCTTGTCGGCGACGCGGCGCCACGCGCGGGGCTGGTTGTCGATCTCGTCCAGGATGTCCCGGTACTCGGCCAGAGACAGCGGCACGTCGCCGTCGGGCGTGTCCACGGGGTCGATTTCGGTGTTGCTCTCGTTCATGGTGGTCGTCCTCACATACAGATGGGCTCGGGGGCTTCGACGTAGCCGCCGGCCTCGGTCAGGCTGTCCAGCAGGCCCAGTTCCTTCGCCTGCGCCCACTGGCGCAGCGCGTCGGCGCCCTCGCTGCACCCGTTGGACTTGTCGGGCTGGTCCAGGAAGCGGCTCTCCGACTGGCTGAACTTCTTGCGGTAGTTGGCGATGCGCTCGATGCCCTGCTTCGTGCCGTCCAGGTCGAAGAAGGCGCCCTTGATGTGCTTGCGCACGGCATAGATGCCGGTCATCAGCTCGGTGATGCGCGGCACGATGAAGAAGGTCTGCCCAGGCAGCAGGATCTGTAGCTGCTCCTTCGTGCTGCGGTTGTAGTCGCCCAGGCGCTTGTGGTCCGCGTCGTGCGGCAGGAAGTGGCCGCCGTACATGTAGCCCTTGCCCTGGAGGATGCGGGCGTAGTGGCGCAGGTCTTCCTCGTGCTCCTCGTAGTAGCCGATGAAGCGGTCCTCGCCACGCAGCAGCTGCATGAACCAGATGGCGGTGCCGTCGGTGTTGCCGATGTCCCAGAAGGTGTAGACCGGCAGGTCCAGCACCGGCACGCGCGTGATGCCGCCGCGCTTGCGCAGCAGCACCATGTCCTTCGCGTAGTAGTGGCCTGCCGTGGACTGCTGGAAGGCTTCCTCGGGCGTGGACGGGTACTCGCGCCACATGACCTCTTCCTTGCCGGAGAAGTCGTTGCGCATCTTCTCGACGTACCACGCCCGCTGGCCCAGGTCGATCTTGCACCCGGCAGCCTGCTCCACCTGGTTGAAGTAGTCGTGCTGGTCGTTGCTGATGGCGACGCCGGCCGGGTCCATCGTGTACGCCGGGTCCTGCCACCATGCGTAGAAGTGGAAGCGGTACTGGCTGGGCGTGAGCTTTTCCGCGCCGGCCACCAGCGCCTGTGCCCGTTGGCACATGTCGTAGAACTCGCCTTCCGTGCCTTCGGCGGTGCTCTCGATCACCAGGATGCCGGACTGCGGCACGGCCTGGATGGAGCCGCTGGTCACTTCCTCGGCCTTGGCCGGGAACTTGGCGCAGATCTTCCCGAACTCGGAGACGTGCAGGCGGTGGATGGTGCCGCCGCGCACGCTGGTGGCCACGCGGATGCTGGAGTTGTTGTGCGCGAACAGCAGTTCCTTCGTGCTGTCGCGCGCCAGGGGGAAGCGTTCGCGGATCTCGTCGGGCAGGTGGTCGTAGGCGAACTTCACCTTGTCCCGGAAGATGGCCTCGGCCGTCTCGCGGTCCTGGGCGATCATGCCGCAGCGCTGGTTGCCGTTGAACAGCGCGTGGTCCAGCCAGAGGATGGCGATCAGCGTCGTGAAGCCCAACTGCCGGGCCTTGAGGATGATGTTGCGGTGCCAGAGCCGCCGGATGAAGCGCCGCTGCGCCCGGTTGGGGATGAAGGGCAGCACGAAGTCCTCATCGTCCTCCGACTCGCCCTTGATGATGATCTGGTAGAGGCAGCCGCTGAACAGCCGCCACTCGGGATCGGCAAGGCACCGCTCCAGTTCCTCCGCGTTGGTCGGAAGCTGGTTGAGCGGGGTGACGTGCACGCGCGAGGCCACGGCGTCAGTCCTCGTCGCCGACATCCTGACGGGGTTTGAGGCTGCTGCCGTTGGCCTCGCGCGGCGCCGGCGGCGCCTCGGGGTCGTGGGCCACCGGGCGCCAGCCGTTGCTGTTGCTGTTGGCGATGCGATGCAGCAGGGCCGCCAGGGGGTCGGTCTTCTGCTGGTTGTCCTTCTCGTAGAGGCCCAGGTGCTTGAAGAGCTTCTCCATGGCCGCGCCCTTGTCGTGCATCTGCACCTCGATGCCGTACTTGGTCATCTTGGCGCCGGCGTACAGCGCCAGGGCGGTGGGGGACAGGTGGCGGGTGTCGGCCAGGACGGTGCGCGGGTGGCCGTCGCCGCCGCATTCCGGGCAGGCCGGGTGCGGAGGCTTGAGCGGGTCGAAGCCGATGCCGCCCCGCTCATCGAAGTCCGCCAGGGAGCCCGCCTTGAGGGCGTGCATTTCCCGGTCGTGGTTGAACTCGCCGAGCGTGCGCTGGTACTTGAAGCCCTCGCCGTAGCAGTAGCGGCAGCACCCGACCTTCACCTGCACCAGGTCGCGCGGGTCGGCGGTCATGATGTTCCACGCCTCGAGCACCACGCGGTCAGCGGATACCTGCGTGCGCTCGCGCTGGATGCGCCGAGCTTCCGCGATGGCAAGCTGGATTTCAGGTTTTCTCAGGTTCTCGAAGCCGATGGCGCCCGCCGTGTCGGGGCTGTAGCCGGCGCGGATGGCGGCCTGGGTGGCGTTCAGGTCCACCAGGTATTCGTCCACGAAGCGCTGCTGCTTCTCGGTCAGGCCCAGTTGCGCCTCTTCTGGTTGCCGGGGCGGCTTGGCCGGGCGGGCTGACCGGGTGGGTTTCGTGGGCTTTGCCGCCTTCGCAGGCTTCTTCGCGGCCGGCGGCCTCTTACGCGCAGCAGCACCCGCGGCCTTCTTGGGGGCAGCGGGCTTGGTGGGGGTCTTCTTCGGTGCGGGCGCCGGCTTCTTGGCTGGCTTGCGGGTGGCCATGGCGCGCGAGTGTTCCGGGCGCTGGCGCTGGGGTCGAACCCTACAGGGGTCGGGCAGGAAAAAGCCCGCCAGAGGGTGGTCCCCTGGCGGGCGAACGTGCGCGGGGATACCGCGACGAGGAGACAACTGGCCGGCGAAAGCGCCGGGGGCCGGTCCATCCGTCTACGCGCCGAAGCGCGCTGGGCCGTGCGGGTCATCCCGCCCTTGCAGCCCCGGGATGAGCGGGGCGAATCTCTAGGAGTGCTTGCCCCCACTCCAACGCCAGGGGCTCGCGCCATGATCGGGGTCCGTCGCCGGTGAGGGGATGTTCTCGCGGCGCCGTCCGACGGCGAAACCCTACAGGGGGCTGGATCAGGCGTCAGGCACCTCGCGCCCGAAGCGCGCCGCGACGATGGCGCGGCCGATGGCGATGCGGATGGTGTTCCCCTCCATCCACGGGCCGGCGGGGATGGGGCTGCCGGGGCGGCCCACCACCACCGCGCACCAGATCCAGTCCTTGCCGGGCATCGGGGCGGCCTGGATGCCCAGGCGCTCCATCACGAGGTCGATGTCCGGCCAGCGGGCGAGGTACTGAGTGCCGGCCGGAGCGCCGAGGGCCTGAGCGATGAGGGCTTCGAGGGCCTTGCCGGAGAGGTCGGAGGTGTGCACTTGGCGATTCTCCCCTGCGTGTCTGGTGCCGCCACCATGGATTTGAACCTGGGGCCCTTCCCTTACAGGGGGAACGCTCTACCGGACTGAGCTATGGCGGCGATGTGCTGGAGCGACCTGGGGGAATCGAACCCACCGTCAGAGGCTTGGAAGGCCACGGCCTCGCCACTCGGCCAAGGTCGCATTCACCATCAAGTGAGGGGCCTGACCCCTTGCGCATGCCGGTTGGCCTTTCGGCTACACGGCGCTTTAGCCTGCCGGAGTCGAACCGGACACAGGGCTCCCTCGCTTGATGATCCCCGTCTTTCCGGGGTGCCAGTGCTGTTCCGCTTCGCGCCCACGCGCTGTGGCGTGGTCTGAACGCTCGGCCTGGGCTCTGTCCCCCTTCGGGGCACTTGCCGCACCTTCCCGCGCAATCCCTGGGGCCGGCGCCTGCTCGCCGGCTTTCCCTGTTCCTTCCTCCGGTCCCTTCACCCGTTGCCCGGGTCGAATGCAGGTAGGTTCGGCAGTGCCGCTCTACGATGTATCGAGGCCGGTTGCCGCCCGGCACCGGCTTCGAGTGGGGCTCTCGTAGTCCCCACACGCTCCGGCGGCTTCCCCCTTCCGGGGGGCCCCTTGGGTTTCGTGTCTGGTGGACCGCGTCGGTATCGAACCGACCATGGATGGCTTGCAGGGCCTTCCTGCGCCCCTGCGCGCAGCCCGGTTGCGGCGGCAGGCTTCGATCCTGCGGGCCTCCGGGGTATGAACCCGGCGCTCTACCTGGCTGAGCTACGCCGCGGGGTGAACTTTGCCCCGTTGGCTGCCGGCGTGCCAGCCCTACAGGGGGTGTCGAACAACTGCGCCTGGCCGGGGTCGACCTTCTCCTGCAGGGCCTGGACCTGGCGGCGCAGGCGCTTCACCTCCTCGCCCAACTCGGCGGCGAGGATGGCGGTGGTGCGGCCCGTCTCGATGGCGGCCGCCTGGGCTGCGGCACCGGCCATCAGGTTCGCCAGCATGCGGTCTTCCCGGGGCGTCAGGCTGAGCACCTCGTCGCCGATCTCGATCTTCACCATGCCATCCGGCATCACGGTCTTCGACATGGCCCTGGCCGGCGGGTGACGCGGCGCCGGGACGTACACCCCGCGCTGCACGCGCAGGAGGGCCCCGTCGTCGGCCAGCACGCCCAGGCGGTCGTCAATCACGGTCAGCTTGAGGCCGGTCAGCTCGGCCAGCGTCTCGCGCGTGACGATCTGCTGCTGGTTGTGCAGGTCCTGCACAGCTTCGAGCACCAGCGCGCTGGTGGAAATCTTGGCGTCAGCCATCCGTTTGTTCTCCTCGTTGAATCCTGTCCAGAGCCCACTGGGCCGCCTTGCGCTCCTTCGGCGTGGCCGGCTGCAGGCCCGCCACGATGTCCTGCCAGATGGCCACCATCCAGCGGTGCGCCGCGGCGAAGCGCTCCGCCTTCTCCGCCGCCGGAGCCTGGCCCTGGTCCAGCCAGGTGTGGCAGCCGGCGCAGCCCCAGACCGACCACTGGTCGTCCGCCTTGCGTGCG